GCTGATCTCCGTGTCGCCAAGGTCAATGTGCACGGCCTCGGGGTCGACGATCTCAATCTCGATGGGCGACTCGTCCTGCGCAAGCGACTCGATTCCTTGCGGCTGTTGGAACAGCGCTTTGTCAATGTTGGTGGCCATTTTGTATGTATTCCTTAGTAGTATGCGGCGCGGCGCTGTTTGAAGTATCGCTTGTCTTCTGGCTCGTCCGAGTCCAGCACGATGAAGCCGCCTTGGCGGAAGCGTAACAGCGCCTGAGACGTGGTGTCAACGAAGTCATCATTGTCGCCATTGGGGAACGAAGCGACTTCCTCGATCACCTCGCGCGCCCAGCGGGTGTCCGGTGCCCAGACCATGCCCGACGCAAACAAGTCCGCCACGGCGTTGAGTCGGACGATCTTGTCGTTGCCCCGACTTGGGTTTGTTTCTTGCACGGGAATGCCCATGGCGCGCAGCTCTTGGATCAGCGGCGCACCGGCCGCTTTCTTTTCCACGATGAACGCATCAGGCTCCCACTCCCGGTAGTGTTTGAAGGCGATCTTCTTGAGTTCCGGAAAGGCCATGCGGTCTTTGAACGCGTCGAGCAGAATGATCTGCGCCTGATCACGCTCCTCCTCGTTGTAGAACACCCCCCACGTTGTGCACGCAGAATAGTCGGCCGTGGTGGTGGTCTCAAAGGCGGTGTCCCAGCTCTGGATGATGTAGTCGCAGCGCGGCGGGTCATCCCCGGCCCACACCCGCCAAGACTTGCGTGAGACGATCGCCGCGTTGTTGCTGGTGGGCTGCTGCATGTACTGGGCGTTCCAGTACTGTGGGTCGATGCTGGCCTTTGTCGCCTTGAGGGTGGCCAGCGGCCACTGCTCTGGCCAAAGCGACTTCTCGTTGGGCGTGTCTTCGTTGAGGATCGCTGGCAGCTCCACGATCTCCCATGGCTCGGCCTCTGGGTTCTTGGCTTGGTAGTCGATCAGCCGCCCGGTCAGGTCCAGCTTGCCCCAGCGCGTCATCACAATGATGATCGCCCCGCCCGGCATCAGGCGCTGCAGCGGGCCGGTCTGAAACCACGACCACGCCGTGTCAAACGCTAGCCGTGAGTTTGCTTTGACGTCTTGTTCCGAGTGGGGATCATCGATAAGAAACAGATCAGCACCACGCCCAGCAAGAGCGCCGCCGACACCAGCAGCGTAATACTGACCACCATCGCTTGTAGACCACTTACCGGCAGCCTTTTGATCGTCTGCCACTTGAGTGTTGGGAAAAAGGCCACGGTAATCCTCGTCTGCCAGCAAATTTCGCACCCGGCGGCCGAAGTCTTCCGACAAACCGGCCGTGTGGGTGCCCATGATGATCTTCTTGTTGGGAAAGTTGCCTAAAAAGAAGGCAGGAAACAGGTATGAACTGAATTCTGACTTGCCCATCCGTGGCGCGATGTTGATGATGACCCTTTTTTTGGTCCCAGCAATCACTTCTTTGAAGATTTTGGCCAGTTTGCGGTGGTGCGGCCCTACTTTGAACCCCGGGTAGACCGCCTTGGCAAACTCCAGCATGTCGGATCGGGCCAAATTCTTTTGTTGGTGGGCCTGCGCCTTGTCCAACAGCTCCAATGCCTCAAGTTTTTCCTCGGGCGTCATCTTCCCAAGGTTGCGGTACAGGGCGGCGGCCTGCTCAGGCGTCAGCGTGGTCGGTGCCGTCATCTTCGCCTTTGGGTGGTGTGATCTCCACGATGTCCGTGACGTCCGCGTCGGTCACATCCATGAACTTGGCCAGTTTTTCCTTGAGGCGTTTGTCGATTTCCGCCTCGGTCATGTCCGTTTTCTTGATCTCGATCTTGTCTGTGAACAACCCGACTTCCGTCACCTTGCCCAAAAGCCCCAAAGCCTTCAGTCGGATGTTCGGGTTGGGGTTCTCGCAGTCGTCCAAAATCTTGGCCACCACGTAGCCGCGCAGCTCCTTGGCCTGATTGACGAACTCCCAGTCGTATGCCGTCAGCATCCCAACAAGGTGCTGTACTGCGGCAGGCGCTTTTATGTTAGTGAGCGCTAACTGAACGGATGCGGGGGTGGAGCCGGTGGTGAGCGCAGCAAATGCTGCGCGGGCGGTCTCGGTCTGGGCGCGGTCGGATGCTTTGTTGTCGTCGAGCCCAAGGCTCTTGAGCCAATCGGCCGTCTTCACTTGAGCGTCGATCACCTTTGCTGCTGGCGCTTTTTCCACGGGAATGAAATCTTCAGGGATGTCCATGAAGACCGTGGGGTCGAGTTCTGACGAGATCAGGTGTTCCAGCATAGCGAGTGCGGTGATTTTGCGCTTGAAGTAGATTTGGCCAGAGTGTACACTCCATTCTGGCAGGGCCGCAAGGCATTGCTTCTCCTTGGGGTGACCCATTAAACCCCCCGGTTTTCGCCGGGGGGTTTTTTTACGCCTCGATTTTTTAAATTTTTTAGAAATTTTTTTGGGGTGGGTGTTTTGTCAAAACTTAGACAAATTCCCGTTGGATTTTTATAATAGTTAATAAGTATTATATAAAGTGCTGTAACCGGGTGCCAAACAGTGTTCATACGGAGTACCCAAGGCCACGTCACAAAGGGGTGATGGGGGTACGGTGGGTTCGCCGCCCCCTGACTTCCCCGCCTCAAACCCCCTGATTTTCACCCCCTTTCGTACAGTAGAGGCATCGGTTAAGGAACAGCCCGGCCGATACGGGACAACGGTTGTCCCGTTCATTCAACCTCTAGGAGAAACTCAAATGTCCAAAGCATCCAAACAAGTTCAGGCGTTCATCGCCATGAACACCACTGCCTACACTGCTGCCGCCAAGGTGTTCGCACAGATAGAAACCCAGTCCGACAAGTGGGCAGAAACCCTCGCCAAGGCCGGTATTGTTGGCGCAGACATCAAGCCCTTTGCCGTGGCATATGTGGCTGAGCAGACAGGCACGGCACCACACCCAAGCCGCTTGGGTAATGAGCTGATCTTTGTTAAGGACACGCCTGAGCATCGCCGGGTTAAATACCTTGTCGATGTAGCCACTGGTGCTGCTGCCCGTGCTGCTGCTGCCCGCAAGTCTGGCAAGACTGACCCAGTGGCGGCGCTGCTCAAGCGTTTTGAGGAATTGACCCCAGCGCAAAAGCGTGCTTTCAAGGCCGCAATCTGACCGGGACAACGGTTGTCCCCTTCAGTTTTTCCCGAATGCCGTGCGAGCGTGGCTTGCCCGGTGTTCATCCACGTGTCAAAAGGAGCTTCTCATGCACACAATCCGCACCCTATTCGGTGGCCTTGATATAGGCGACACCTTCATCTACGGCGACACCGTGTACAAAAAGTCCAGCGCCCACAAAGCGCTCAACTGCCAAACCATGCGCATGCGTGCGTTCAAGCTCGACCATCTGGTCGAAGTCACCCCCAACTGAAAGACCCCCATGCGCCAACTCACTCCCGCTCAACTCACCCTTGCCCAGATGGGCAAAGAGGTGACGCTCAACACAGGCGAGACCCTCATCGCCATGCAAGTGCCCGGCCCCAAGGCTGAATGGCGCTACCTGATTGGGTGGCAAGGCACCATCCACCAGATTCGATACGCCCGGCCCGGCCTTGCGGCCGCCCTGTGGGTGCTCAACGCATCTGAGGAAGACTACGCTGACCAGTAACCCAAGGGGACAACCGTTGTCCCCTTCACCCTCTAGGAGAGACCATGCCATTCCCTATCAACAAACCCGTCACAGAGACGGTCGAACAGTTCCGCGACTGCAACAACGATGTGTGGAACGTCGAGCTGCACTACCCCTCAGGCAAAGCACGCGGCAACGACCGCTACTGGATCGCCACCATCACCAAGCAAGGAGCCACCGTCCCGGCCGTCACATGTGCCCACATGCTCCAGCTTGACTACGAGGTGCGCCGTCGTCGGCAGCCCACGCTTGACGTGTGACCAACGAAGGGGACAACCGTTGCCCCCTTCAAATAACACTGGATGACTAAATTGCTTAAAAAATAGGCAATTTTTCAGATATCCAACACTGGATGACTTAGACGAAATGCTGGACGCGCTAAGTCGTTGATTTAATTGGCGTTTGTCTAAAATAGGCACCCCTATATATATCTATATCTCTATAAATATATATATATATATCTCTCTCTATATGTTTCTTCTTTCTTTTTTCTTTTTTGTTTTTGTTTCTTTGCCTTTGGTATCCCCGTACGGAGACACATAGTGGGACAGTTTTTCCCTTTTTGCCCGCAAACCCGCATGGATGCTGGATAAAAAGTGTCCAGCATTCCGTCCAAGTCATCGTGTCATGGACGAAAACGGGCATAATAGGGTGTTTTAAACACTGGATGACTTTAGACATGACCCATTACCACGCAACTTTCACCCCTCGTGAGCTTGCACGTAAGCTCAAAGCGCAGGGCATGCCGGGCACCGAGGTGCTCGTGGCAGTAGAAAAAGCCAAAACCCGCCGCCGCGCCTTGCAGTCAGATCGAGAGTTCTTGCGCAAACACCGGCAAGAGTGGCGCTCGTTGCTCACCCCTTTGCGGCAAGAGCTCAACCACGCCCAAGGGGGCATGCGCTATGACGAGGACGATGTGTATCGAACCGATGCCTTCGAGATGTACGCCGCCACGCTGGAGCAGATGTATTTCAAGCTGCTGGCTTTATCCGAGACCATCCTTGATGGGCGCAAGGCTATGCCTGCGCAGACTGCGGCGCACCTGAACGAGATACACGCCACGACCAATCGCGGGTTCCCCATCCCCAACAACGGCGTGCATTGGGTTGACTGGGCACCGCCCAACCGCAAGGAGCGGGTCGAGCAGCTGTTCCATGAGTGGATGGCCGCGGGAACACGCAAGAAGCACGCCAAAACCAAGACGCCCTTTTTGCGGATAGACCGCATAGACAAGGCTGAAGCACGCCGCCTTCGGCTGTTGGGTGCCGCCACAAAAGAGAGGGACACGCTGGCCCTGCGCTATGAGATTGCTTTGCAAGGGCATAAGCGCATGCTGGCGGATTACGCAGACATGGGGTTTACCCCCAAGGAAGACCTGAAAGCGCCCCACCTGCGGCTGGCCAAGCGCATAAGCAAGGCGCAAAGAGCGATCAACATCTTGACGCTGTGGAGACAAGACGACGGAGCACTGCCGCGCACATGGCACGGCGTGCTCAAGAAGGAATGAACGGGACAACGGTTGTCCCATTGGTTGGTGCGCTGAGCATGTTGCTCAAGTGGGGCGGCGCACCATACCGCATACACCCTGCCCCCAAGGAGAAAGCAAATGAGCAAAGCAATCAAGCAAGGCATCTGGGTTCTGTCGCACAAGGACGGCTCGCCCGTCTACGTCGGCGAGACTGTCACCGACTTCAGGGGTGACCAAGCGAGCATCACAGGTGGACGCCCACCACACAAGCCATCATCGACGGGCCGCGTGACCATCAATCGTGACGGCGAGACTTACCAGCTATACCCGTCGGTGTACGACCTCACATGGCAAAAGGAGCGTGCGCCTGACACCAATGCGGAGTACCTCGCACATGGCGGCACGCAGTGCCCGTTCTGCGGCAGCTACGACATCACAGGTGATGAGGTCAACATCGACGCTGGCTCCGCTTGGCAAGACGTGTTCTGCAACGACTGCCCGGCTGAATGGCAGGACACCTACAACCTGACCGGCTACGCCACCACCAACAAATAAGGAGAAACCAACCATGTCCGCATTCATCTGTTCCGACAAGCACATCGCCACCGTGGCATCGCACGTGTTCAGCCTCGACCCCAAGGCGGCGCAACGCTTCGCTGACGAACTCAAGCGCGAGAACATCCGCTCGGTGAACTGCCGCTACAAAGAGCGCACACGCTTTAAGCCCGTCGACATGACGCAGTCAGCACACACCGAGTACACGATGGCCGATGCGGTCAGACTCTTGGAGTGCCTCGACTACCAGTCATGCGAGTGCTACGACTACGACCAAACACGCATCGCCTGCGCACTGGGCCTGCTCATTGCGCGCGGGGCCAACACCAGCATCGTCAAAAAAGGACTCTGGTCAATCTGAGTAACGGGGGAACGGTTCCCCCATTCACCGTGGGCACTGCGGCTCAGTGCCTTTCCCTATCAACAATCCAAGGAGTT